CCGGATGAGCTGGGGCGGGTGATAAGGCCGCTGATCGGGCTGACGCCGAAGCAGGCGGCGGCGGTGATGCGGTTTCGCGATGAGCTGGTGGCGGCTGGGCTGCCGCCTAAAAAGGTGGACCATCAGGTGGGCAATTATGCGGGGTTCTTGCACCGCTACCGGGCGGAGAGGATTGCCCGGACGGAGCTGTCTTTTTCGTATAACTTCGGCCAGCTTGAGGTGGTGCGGCAGGCGAAGGAGCAGGGCTTTTTCGGTGGCGAGCTGATAAAGGTCTGGCTTACGGCGGAAGACGAGCGGGTTTGCCCGCATTGCGGGCCGCTGGACGGGCAGATGGTGGGCCTGGAGGAGACGTACCCGGGCCTAACCGAAAAGGTGTCTTTCGTTTATGTCCCACCGGCGCACCCGAATTGCAGGTGCACGGTGGGGTATCAGGTGCTGGAGAGGAGGGGTTAGCGTGGACCAGCGGAGTTGGCGGAGTTTTTGGTTTGAGTTGAAAGAGTACTACGATGAGCAAGGAATTTTCGAGGGTTATGCTGCGGTCTTCGGCAACGAGGATTTGGGTGGGGATATTATCGAGCCGGGGGCGTTTAGGAAGACGTTGCAGGAAAACCCGAACCTGCCCATTCTCTGGCAGCATGACCCGAAGGAGGTGATTGGGGTCACGTTGCAGGCTTGGGAGGACGGCAAGGGGCTGCGGGTAAAGGGTCAGTTGAATTTGGAAACGTGGCGGGGCAGGGAGGCTTATGCGCTTTTGAAGCAGGGGGCATTGCGCGGCTTGTCTATCGGGTATCAGGCGATCAAGGAGATTTGGGAAGGCAGCAAGCGGCGGCTGAAGGAGATCAGGCTTTATGAGTGGTCTTTGGTGACGTTCCCGATGAACCTGGAGGCGCAGGTTATCGCGGTCAAGACCGTGGTGCCGTTCCAGGACTTGCCCCTGGCGGATGAGGGGCGGGCCTGGGACGCGGATGCGGCGCGGGCGAGAGTGGCTAGATGGGCCTCGTCTGACGGCAGCGGCGATAAGGACAAGATTGACTGGGGCAAGTACCGCAAGGCGTTTGTCTGGTATGATGCGGAGAATGCGGAGAATTTCGGGGCTTATAAGCTGCCGATAGCCGATGTGATTGAGGGCAGGCTTTATGCGGTGCCGAGGGCCATCTTCGCGGCGGCGGCGGCGGTGCAAGGCGCGAGGGGCGGGGTGAATATCCCGGATGCGGACATACCGGCGGTGAAGCGGCACCTGGAGCGGTATTACAAGAAGATGGACCGGCAGCCGCCGTGGGCGGAGAAGCAGGGCGATATGGATATGCTGCTGTATGCGGTTATAGGCGCGGCTCATGAAATCAAGGCGGGCCGCATTTTGTCTGCCGCCAATCGTGCGTTGGTGGAGCAGGCTATAAGGGCTTTGCAGGCACTCCTTGCGGCTGCGGACGCTTCGGAGCCGTCGGATGACACTCCGAAGGGAGATGCGCGGAGCGAGGAGCCGCCGGAGGACAGCAAGTCGCGGGAGCGCTTGCTGGACGAGATGATCGCTAGTGTAAAAACTTTGATGGAGGTGGCTTAGGGATGGAACAGAAGATTGTCGAGCTGCATGAGCTTATTAAGCAACTGCGGGACAAGTGGGAAGAGCACCAGAAGGGGCTTTATACCAAGGCTGAGTTTGCTGAGTTCGAGAAGAAAATCAACGAGCGAATTGACCGGATTGAGACTGCGCTTAACCGGCCTCCGGTAGCCAGGGCGGAGGAAGAGCCGCAGGATCAGGCGGCGCTGCAAAAGAAGCAGGCATTTTTGGCCTGGTTCAGAAAGGGCCGGGCTGCTTTGGCGCCGGAACAAGTTAAGGCCCTGGTGGAAGACGCTACCGGGGAAATCCTGGTGCCGGAGCAGTTGGAGGCGGAGATTTACCGCGAGCTGCCGAAGATCACGGTGGTTCGGGGGCTGGCGACCGTGCGGCAGATCACGATTGGGAATCGCGTGCGGCGGCGTAGCCTGACCGAAGTGACTGTTGGCTGGGGTAAGCTGGAGACCGGTACGACTATCGCTGAAAGCACCTTGGTTCCGGGCGAAGAGTGGCTGTACGTTGAGGACCTGTACGGGCTGACCAAGGTGGGCGAGGACGAGCTGGCGGATACGGATGTGGCTCTGGAAAGCATTATCACGGACAGCTTCGCCCGGGCTTTCGCGGAGGCCGAGGATGCGGCCTTTATCAAGGGGCGCGGGCACCAGTATCAGGAGCCGGAGGGCATTCTGAATGGAACGGTAGTGCAGCGGGTGAACGCCGGTCAGGCGGGTGGGATCACCCTGGACGACTTGATCAAGCTAGAGTACGAAGTTCCGGAGCAGTATGCCCGCAACGGCGCTTATTTGGTGCACTCTTCGACGGTGCAGCAAATGCGGCTGATGAAGGACCAGAATGGGCAGTACCTCTGGCAGCCGCAGGTTGCGGCAGGGCAGCCGCCGACCTTCAACGGGTATCCGGTGTACCGACAGAATGACATACCGGAGATACCCGCGCCGGGGACTGCTGCGGACGTGGCGATTTTCGGCGATGTCCGGTTGGCTTACCGGATAGTGGACCGGATGGGCATGACGATGCAGCGGCTGACCGAGCTGTATGCGGAGCAGGGCTTGGTCGGCTTCAAGGCTCACCGGCGGGTGGGCGGCGGCGTGGTGCGGGCCAATGCCCTGCGGATACTGCGGGTGCCTGCGGCGTAATTGGTGATGGCTGATGCGGGTGCGGGTGCTGCGTAGCGTTGCCACCGGGAGCCGGGTCTTTGCGCCCGGCTCCTTGGTGGAATTAGATGAGGCTTTGGCACGGGCTTGGATACGGGCGGGCATTGCCGAGGAGGATAAGAGCCTGCCGGGGCCGCCGGAGGTGAAGTGGGAAGATGTTCAGGTGGCTGAGGCTGGCGGTGTCGCCGGGGATCGAGCCGGTGAGCGTGGCGGAGGCAAAGCTGCATTGTCGCGTAGAAAACGCGGAAGAGGATGAGCTGATCGCGGCTTTAATTGCTGCGGCGCGGCAGAAGGCGGAGGAGTTCTGCCGCAGGTCTTTCGTCGAGCAGGTCTGGGAAGCGGGGTTCGATGGCGCAAGCGGGCTGGTGTATTTGCCCCGGCCTCCGGTGCAGGCGATTGAGGAAGTGCGGCTGAACGGCGAGCCCGTGGCGGGGGAAGCCTGGGCGCTGGCAGGAGCGGAAGGCGTGTTTTTCCGGGTTCGGCTGGCGGCGGCTGAACCCGGCGGGCTGGTGGTGCGCTACCGGGCGGGATATGGGGCGACCCCGGAGGAGGTTCCGGCGGCGATCAGGCAGGCGGTGCTGATGCTGGTGGCCCACATGTACGAGGCCCGCGAGGGGCAGGCCCCGCAGGTGGAATATGAGGTCCAGGCGAGGGTGGGGACCGAGCTGCCGCCGACGGTGGCGGTGCTGCTGCAGCCGTACAGGGTGATCTTGCTATGAATGCGGGTAAGCTGAGGCAGCGGGTGAAGATACAGGAGCTGGCTAGGGTCGAGGACGGATACGGCGGTTATGCCGAAGCGTGGCGGGATGTGGCTGCGGCTTGGGCGGCGGTCGAGCCGCTGCGGGGTAGCGAGAGGTATGCTGCCCAGCAGGTCCAGGCCGAGCTGACGCACCGGGTGGTGATGAGATACCGGCCCGGGGTGAGGCCGCAGATGCGGCTGGTGTACGGCGATAGGGTCTTGGAGATCGCGGCGGTGATTGACATGGAAGAGCGGCATAAGTGGTTAGAGCTGCTTTGCACGGAGGTTATTTCGGCGAGCGCGTAGGTTTCGGCTTGGGCGGTCAGCGGTATTTGGCGGGGCGCAGTTCGGGCGGTACGGCTCGGGCATAGTCCTGCCAGGAGATGACGCCCTGCTCGTAGAGGACGCGGGCGGCGATGATGCCGAGATCGAGGACCAGACCGGCTTCGGGCCGGTTTTTTATCGGGTTCGGTTCGAGGCGGATCAGTTTGGCCATGTTAGGTGTTATTCGCCGCGAGGAGGCGGATGTCCTTGCGGGTCACGGTGAGCGTTAGCGGCGTTAATAAGGTTGTGCGCGAGCTGGATTTGCGCATTGCGCGGGTCAGGCAGGCGGTAAAAGAGCAGGTGGCAAAGTCGGCCCTCAATATCCAGCTTGGCGCGAAGAAGCGGTGCCCGGTGCGGACGGGCGCTTTGCGGAATTCGATTACTGTGGATTTTTACGGGGCTTTATCCGCCGAGATTGGGCCGCACATGCCTTATGCCGCCTATGTTGAGTATGGCACCCGGAAGATGCGGGCGCAGCCGTATTTGTTTCCTGCTTTTGAGGAGGAGCGCCTTAGGTTCGAAGAGGGGCTGGCTAGGGCGGTAAAGGGGGCGGTTGAATGAGGCTGCCCCTTTTGGCGCTGCAGAAAGCGGTTTACGACCGGCTGAGGGCTGGCCTGCCCTGCCCGGTTTATGACGAGGTGCCGGAAGGCGCGGAGATGCCCTATGTGGTGCTGGGCGAGGACACGGCGGTTGATTGGAGCACTTTTCTTGTCCCTGGTGTTGAGGTCACGCAGACGCTGCATGTTTGGAGCGATTATGAGGGGATGGCCGAGGTAAAGCAGATAATTGATCAAATGGTGCAGGCATTGACTGGTGACCCTTTAATTGTGGAGGGCTTTACTGTTGTAGTGGCGCGGTTGGATATGGTCGAGGCGCTGAGGGACCCTGGGGGTTTTCGCCACGGGGTGGTTAGGTTCAGGTTTAAGGTGGCTGAGGCGATCTAGGAGGTGGTTAGATTGGCGAAATACAAGGTCCTGGTTGGGCTTGATTACCCGCCTGATAAGCGTGCCGAGCCCGGCGATGTGGTGGATGACCTGCCGAGGCAGTCTATTCCTTGGCTGCTGGAGCAGGGGTATATCGAGATGGTAGAGGAAGAAGGTGATGAAAAGTGAGTTTTGTTCACGGTTCTGCAGCGAGGGTCTATGCTAATGGATATAATCTGAGCGCATTCCTAAAGAACGTGTCTGCCTCTAGTGAGTTAGAAGCGCTTGACAGCACTACTTTTGGCGCAACGGCTAAGGCTTACATTCCGGGCTTGGAAGATGCGACGCTGAGTGCCGAGGGCTTGTTTGACGGAGCTGCTGGGGCTGTAGATGCGGTTTTCCAGGCTGCGTTGCGGGGGCATGCGCCGGTGGTTTGGAACTGGCTGCCGTCCGGCGATATTGATGGTAATTTTGGTTATGGGTTTCTGGCATTGGAGACGAACTATGAGATCGAAGCGCCGGTGGACGATCTGGTGAGTGTGTCTGTTGAGGCGCAGTCGAATGTGGGTTTGGAAAGGGTGCAGGTATTGGCACCGTTGGCGGCGAGAACGGCTTCGGGCAATGGCACGAGCCACGATAATGGAGCCGCCACGAGTAAGGGCGGGGTTGGGTATTTGCAGGTGACGGCGGCTTCGGGCACGTCGCCGAGCTTGACGGTGAGGATCCAGCATAGTGCAGACGGTGTGACTTGGGCGGACCTGATCATATTTACTGCTGTGACGGCTGGCAACAACGCGCAGCGGATTGCCGTAGCCGGTACGGTTAACCGGTACGTTCGGGCTGCATGGATGATTTCGGGCACAGGCCCGAGTTTTACGTTTTTCGCGGCGTTTGGCCGGTACTAAAAACCTAACAAATGGGAGGTAGGGCAAAATGGCTTTTGTTTATGGATCGAAGGCGGTATTTCAACTCGGGACGGCGACGGCCCCTGGTACACCGACGGACATTAGCGCGTACATCACTTCTGTGAGTTTCCCGCTTGAGGTGGGAACGGCGGATGTTACTACGTTAGGGGCGACGGCGAAGTCTTACATGGCTGGGTTGGAAAATGCGACTATCAGTATTGAGGGCAAGTTTGATCCTGCCTTGGACGCGCATTTGAGCGGTATTCGGCGGATGTCTAACATTGCGTTTGTGTACGGTCCGGCAGGAAGTACTGCTAACAGCCCTAGATACAGCGGTACTTGCATGCTGACCAGCTATGAGGTTGAGACGGGCGTGGACGATGCGGCTACGTTTTCGGCAGAATTCCAGGTAATTGGGCTGGTTACGAGGGGGACGTTCTAATGGCGGGTAAGATACTGACGATAGATGAAATCCTGGCTGTGCCGGATTTAGAAGAAAAGATTGTCGAAGTGCCAGAGTGGGGCGGGTCTGTCAGGGTGAAGGGCATGACGAAGCGCGAGCAGCAACAACTCCGCAAGCAGGCGACTGACCCGCTCACCGGGCGGATTGATCCTGATCGCCTGGAGATACTTATGCTGGCGCATTGTTTGGCCGAACCGAGGATTACGGTGGAACAGGCGGAGCAACTGGCGGAGAAGTCTGCCGTGGCGGTGGATAGGGTGTTGCAGGCGATCATGGACGTTGCGGGGCTGAGCGATGCAGCTCAAAAAGCGATGGTGAAGGCGTTTCACGCTGGGGATAAAGGACCCGAAGCGTAATCCTGAGCAGGCGGAACGGGTTTTCACGTTCCGCCTGGCCCGGGATTTAGGTATGACCGTAGGTGAGCTTGAGCGGCGAATGAGCACGCGGGAGTTTGCGGAGTGGGTAGCGTTCTATGTGGTAGAAGCGAAAGAGGCGGAGGCGGCGTATAGGCGCGCCGAGCAGAAGGCAAAAGCAAGATTGGGAAGGAGGCGCTAGGCTTTTGTCAGGAGACAAAAAGAGCGCCGAGGAGCGGCGCAGGGAGTTTGAGGAGTTGCTGCGGGAGATGGGCGCTACTTAAAGGTGCCGGAGGAGACTTTGGTTTCTATCCTGGGCGGGTTGGATACTTTGAGCCAGGTGATGCCGTAGGCTTTTTTGCCGGGCGCGAGGTCTTTGGGGTAGAAGCCGTCGAAGCCGAGCGATTTGCCGTCTAGGTCGTAGGATCGGACTTCGATGGTGCCGGAGAAGGTCTTGTCGCTGGTGTTCTCGGCCCACACCACCACTTTGGTTTTCCCTTCGGCGTTTACGAGGTCTTGCACTTCGGCCCACGTTTTGATCTTGGCCAGTTCTTCGGGCGGGGTAGAGCCGCACCCGGTTAGGAGGGCGGCAAGGGCAAAAAGCACGATGAGCGAGCAAGT